ATTTGGTCAACTCGTCTTGGGCGGCAAGGGTCTTCCAGTTGCCTTTCATGGATGGAAGGCGCAATGCCCCTGACCTGATGACTGGTGGGATAAGTGCTTCAACACCAAGGTTGTCGTCCATTTTGTTACGGCTGGTGGTGTGGGGTACCACATTGACTCGGTGGAGTGCCTGCCACTTACGCACAAAGTCGTGGGCTAGAAGGAAACGCTGGGCTGCGTTGATTTCTACCACCCAATGCGAGATGGGGTAACCCATTTCATATGAGCGTTGTTGCCAAGTATCCATCAGACCTGAGTATGCTCCAGTCATGGTGTCATAGCCCAGCACTTCTTCGGCTGTCAGTTTGACTCGTTCAATGTCTACGACATGGTAGAGGTTGGTGTTTGGCTGATAGATAATCCATACGAACGCCCAAAACATTGTGGGGGACGGGTCAACTGCCACGATGCTAACCCATGGGTGGGCTAGTCCTTCGGGGATGTACCCTGGTTGACGGTCTGCATCTACACACCCTGGGTAGTCAACTCCGTCCAGTCCTTTGCCACCTGTAATCCAGGTTCTCTGTACCAGTTTAGAATCCAAGTCCAAATCTTCCTGCTGGTACACAACCTTAAAGACATCGGGTTTGTTGTACCTGATAAAAGATAGGTCTTTCCAGGGGAGACGCTTAGGTTCTAGTAACGGTCCCTTGGGGTAAGGCTCAGACTTGAAAGAACGAGATTCTTTGCCCGTGTCAAGTTCCTCATAATACGCCTTATAGATAATATGACGGTATTTTTTTTGCCGAACTGGTACACCTTCAGATACATCTTCAGGGGTAATGACATCTGCGCCATCGTAATTGATATCTTCCTCAATGTCGTAGGTCTCTTTGGCGAGACAATGAGCGTAAAGGTCCCCCGAACCGAGTCTCTGCCCGACAACAGCCAGTAGCCCGCCTGGGTCGCAACGGGCTTCCGCCACTCCGTCCCAGCGTTCAAGAAGTTTGTCTCTAGCCACGCTTTCTCTCGCATTGTCAGGTGAGGCAACATCGTCAAAGAGACATAGGTCGGCTCGGTGTCCGATGAACTCTGCTTCAATACCATATGCACGGACAGTCGGCTCTTTGTTATCCAAGCCGTTTCCGTCAAGTTGTTCAACAACGAACTCTTCAGCCCGCCATAGGGCACCCTTGTCCACTGGTTTGAATCGTCCATAGTCAATCGTTAAACATCCTTCTGCATTTACTGCTAATCCCTTTTGCACCATACCTGGGTCTGGCTCTATAGGGGCGACTCGTTCTAAAGTTTCACGGATACGCCGTGAGTACATCTTTGCCATGTTCTGTGAAACAGAACCAATCATGACACGAACCCTACGGTTACGCACAATCGCCCACACAGCAACATCGTGGAACAGGGTTGACTTACCCGCACCAGGGGGCACATTGATAACTACGAACTCTTTTTCCTCAGACTCCAATAGTTGCACCAGGGTTACTGCTGCTTCTACCTGCCAAGGAGATGGCACACGACCAAGGTAGTGGGTACGAAAGAAGTCAAAATCTTCCAAGCCACGCAGGGCGTTCTCGGAAAGCATGTCATGGGGGATAGCCGATGGCAAGTCAATGGCATCCATGAAGTTCATATGCTGTAAAGCCTGTCGCCCACCTGAACCTGCGCCAGTGGCGGCTTTGTGGGTTGCCTCTTTACGGTTCGCTTCTAGTTCTTTAGCCCGTTTAACCCAACGAGAACCAGTGTTGTAGTGGATACCTGCTTCAGCGCACGCATCTTTAATGGTTCGTCCAGCAGAAATCAATGCAAAGAATTGAACTTTGTCTTGTACTGGGACACTTCGTTTAGTCCCCATATGGTTATCCTACCACTTAACTTTGTCAGCCCAATAAGCGGCAGACATTTTTCCTTTGGAAATGTTAGAAGCATGACGGGCTTTGAACGCTTTGTTACGGGCAGAACCAGCAGGTGAACCTTTTACACCTTGCTGACCAAAACGAATCGTTTTAATTTGGTCACCAACTTTGGCTACAACCACATGCGATTTAGTTGGGTGCTTAGGGGTGGCTTTAGGTTTGTTAAAACCTGATACCCCTGCCCGTTTAAGACGGGGGTCTTGTGGCATTACTTCTTCTTTTTCTTCTTAGAAGTCGTAACCATCTTCTTGCCTGATTTCTTAGCCGCCATCTTAGCGTCTTTCATACCAGCGTCCGTGTAAGGGAACTTTTTGTTTCCAACCTGAGGCATATTATTTTCCTTTATTTCGGGATGCAGCCATGTTATCAACAAGATTCGGATATGGACGACCCGCTTTCTTTGCCCGTGCCTTCGCAGCAGTTTTCTGTGCAGGGGTTAACGGAGTTGACTTCTTATTAGGATTCTTTTTATCCCAAACTTTTTTTGCTTGCATGTTGCAAAGAGTATCAAACCTGCTACACTTCGGTTCGCAATTCAACAAGACCCCCACGCTGGGAAGCGTCAAGGGCAAGCATGGTCGTACATCGGTTGCATGATGCGGGACATTTCACACCAGGGAACTGGGGTAGATGTTCCCTGCAATCAAGCACATCTGGAAAAGATGGTTGTGCCCCTATTGTGTAAGAGGAACAAGCAGCGTTGAATGAACGACTAAACATTTCTACCTTTCAGGTGTCGGCTAAAAGAACTTGGCTACGGCGACCTTGGTATCACATTGATACCTAAACCGTGGGGGAGGCTAAATCCAGGTCTGCTAACCATCAAGTTCCGCTTCGCTCCGCTCATCGGCTAACGCCCTCGGCTACGCCATCGGTTGTTTGCAAAGAAGCGTGCAACAAAGACCGAGATAAACTTCCAAGTCGGTGGGTTTCTTTTCTTCTACTTCTCTGCCACTTAAGTCGGAGGCTAACAAGCCCAACAGCCAACCGTAAAACACCACACAGCGTGGTGGCTCCCCACACAGAGTGACACACAAACAAACACCCACAAAAAGAGTGAGTCCGTACCTCGCCCAATACTCATGGTATATACGGGGGGGTGCCAAGGCAGACACCCAGTTGCTCCGAGAATCCTTGCACAGTGCAACTATCTTTAATAGTTGCAGGCTACAACTACCTTCCAGTAGGTAGAGCACCCCTACCCCCTCCCCCATGTGCCCTTGTGAAACCTAGCAGACCGCCCGTCTAGACTATTGGTATTGTTTCCCGTGAAACATTGTCACCCGCAAGTAGTACCGCCTAGGTGTCTCCTCCTCCTCTCGTCCTTTCGGCTCCCGCCCTCGTGCCTCGGTTGGGAACAGTCACGGACTTTTCATTTACTTGTATGGTGCAACTATCTCTAGGCTGATGGTTTGTTAGGTGCGCCTATCATGTCTTAAGTCCCGTCCTACTGTCTCATTATGTGGGAATCCAACGAGACGCACGGAGAGGGGCTCTACTCGTGAGTAACCCCCCTTGCGCATGGAGTGGTACCAAATATTTTCGTCATGACGAAATGGGTAGATGTGTCGGATGTCACATGTTCATCAAGGCGAATATTTTCCCTATGAATTGACAAGTGTGCAACAGATGTGCCTACAATGGGGGCGGAGCGATTCGGCTCCCACATAATCCCGAGGGGGAACAACATGGACACATTGACCACTACGACAGAGGCAACACTTGCCCCTGTCATCACTGCTCTTCACGAGGTGTACGACATCCTCGCCGAGTCAGTACTAGAGACCGAGGGCGTGACTCTCCCTCGTGCCACTTTCGTGGTGCAACGCTCCGAGCGTGCATGGGGTCATATCTCAGTGGTGCCCTTGTGGGGCTACGAGACCGAGGAATTGGACGAGGACTACGCCTACGCCAACTACGCCATCTCAATGGGGCTAACACCACTTAAGACAGTGGAGCACGGCACGCATGAAATAATGGTCAGTGCCGAGAACCTCCGCCGAGGAGCGGTGGCAGTGTTTGGAACAGTGGCACACGAGACCGCCCACGCCCTCAACATTGCTAAGGGTGTGCGGGATGTGGATAGCAACGGGCGACACAATAAGCGATTCAAGGCTACCGCCGAGGGTGCTTTTGGTCTCACCATCACGAAAGTATCCGAGTCTATCGGGTGGTCTCACACCGAGGTGGACGAGGCATGCGCTACCCGATGGGCGGATTGCATTGCCAAGATTGACGAGGCGATAGCCGTAGTCGGTCAGGCTCACGCCTCCCGCAGTGGTGGAGGGTTCTCTATCGGCGGGATGTTCGGCGGGCTCGGCGGGGGCTCGGCTCCTAAGGGACGAAACAAGAACCTACTCAAAGCCGAGTGCGGTTGCGGTGGCACCATCCGAGCAAGTCTTAAGACACTAGCCAAGGGTGTGGTGTGCGGAGAGTGTGAGGAGGTCTACACGGTAGCGGGATAGCACGCCGAGGGGCTCCCCGCCTACGGGCGGGGGGTTGCCTCGGGGGTATTGGTCAGGCGGTCAGTACCTCCGAGGGAATCGCAAGGGTTCCTTACTTAAGACCGAAGGGGTCAATCATGAAAGAAACATTCACGCTATCAGGCGAGTGTGACGAGTGCCACCAGCACGCCGAGCATATCCGCCCTATCGCATACGGGCAGTACCGTTGCGAGAATTGCTACAAGGCGTTCGTCCAGCGTCTACTACAAGAAGAGCAAGAGCAAGTGCTAGTGGACATCATCACGGGCAAGGTAATCGGAAAGCGCAAAGATGTAGAGGGTAGGTCTTAAGTCATGAGAGCAGATATTCTCTACCGAGTACGAGCCGAGGCAACTAGCCCGAGTGGGTCACAGGCGGAATGGTGGTTGCCGACATCAACCCCCGACTATTGGACAGCGAGTAAGTGGGCAGAGTTCGCTAACGCTACCGAGCCGACCCACACTTCTCACGGGGTCACTTGGGATGTGACCTACTGGGTCTACGGGGTGAAGGGTTAGGACTTAAGACATGAAAAAGTCATACGAGTTAATGGTTCACCTAGTCAAGGGACGGGGCGAAAATGTGGAGGAGTGGAGCGAGTCCACGACAGTGGAGGCGGGGAGCATGACCGAGGCACGCCGACTTGCTAAGGAGTTCGGCAGGCAGGAGGCACGGCAGGCAGGCGCAAGGGTAGAGGACTCGTACGCCATTGATGATGAGACAGGAGAGCAGAGCCAATAGAGAGGGCAGAGTCTTAAGACAGACACCGTGACCAATGTCACAAAGAAATATCCGTTTGGTACTTGCAATCGTTGCACAGTACCCCTACTATTAACAACAACAACAAGACCGAAGGGGTCAATCATGGAAACAACAACACTTAAGACAGAGGTGGCAACGGTCACACTCTCTCACCGTCAGACAGTGCAGAGCACTTACCTAGTAGCGAGCGGGCGTATCAAGGTCACCGCTAGCGGTGGGTGGGGCAAGTACTACCCATACAAGGCGACTATGGAGCCAGCAGAGAACCACGCTCTCGCCATTCAGGACTTCTTAAATGTCATGGATTGGGAAGGCGAGTGGAGTATCGGTAGCACCAAGACAGGCTATGTCGCAGTGTGGACAGGGCACAAGGGTTAGGTCTCAAGACATGGAAACTTTCTATCAAGTAACCCGAGACGGGCAGACGCTCGCCACATTTACCACCGAGGCACAAGCGTGGGGATGGCTTCAGCGTTACCAACCGTTCTCTATTGGTCACGCCGTAGCGCATGAGGGCTATGACATTATCTATCCGAACGGGACAGGGCTTAAAGGAATTGAGGCGGGAGCATGAGCACGAAAGCATTGGCAGAAATGCTCGGGAAGGTAGCCGAGTGGGAGGACGGGCACGGTCTTAAGTACGAGGTCACTATCACCGATAGCCGTATGCGTTGGGGGAATGTGGATTACCTCATCACCCCTGTTAAGGGGCAGGGCGAGCGGTGGGTGTCGGGTTCCTCGGTGCAAATCAAGTGCGAATGGTCAG